ATCAGTGCGAAATCGTAGCCTTCGTCTACCATGCGGCACAAGGTTTCCACTTCGTCCTCCGTCCATTTTCGGGGGGGGCACCGCACGGGCTTCTTATTGATTCCAAGGTCTAGGATCCTGCGCTTGATGGCTCCTTCCGAATGTCTCAGCTCTGCTGCCAGGTCGCTGTATGTATATGTCCCTTTGCTGAGCAGGTACCGGAGCTTGTCGTCTTCCGTCTTCGTCCATGCTGCGTTGTGCTGGCCGTGAAGCTGCAGCTTTTTATAATCCGCCTTGCGCTTCACATCCACCCAGTCTGGTTCTGCTCCGAGACTGTATTTCTCGAACCGGGAGAAGTCCAGGATGCTCTTGTTATCCTCGGCCCATTTCCAGAATGCATCGATGTCGATCACCCTGAACCGGTTCTTCTTCACTACGTGCCATTTGACCGGCAGTCCGTACCGGATCAGCCTGTCGCTGGTGTAGCCGAGCATGTTCTTTCCGTAGATTGCAAGCATGAGCTGGTTTAGGGATATCCTTGTGTCTCCGGCCAGGTGTGCGCCGCATCCGAGCCGCTGCGCTCTGACGATGATTGCGTTCTCCGATCGGCCGAGAGCCTTGGACAGTCCTTTGATGGAGACCGTGCCCCATTTATCCTGCAGGTAGGCTTCCTCTTTCTCGGTCCACTGTTTCTTCTTCCTGGGTGCATCAACGAGTTTTCTCATAGTCCAGGCACCTCGATTCTTTGAACGCGCGCGCCATCATCTGAGCTGTTTCGCCTTCGTAATTGCCACACATTCCTTCGTTATCAATATCCGCATAGACTCTCCTGAAGAAGTCATCAAATCTATTGTTTGCGTAGTCTTTTGCGAATTCCTTTGGAATCTCTAACTGTATGATCATCGTCTCCTGCCTCCCTTCGTGCTCATATGTGGGTAGTCGCGGTCTGCGTATGCTTCTCTGTCCCAGGAGAGCTTCTTTCCGCACCAGTGACAGTGCGTGTGACCGACCTGTGTTCTCTTGCCGCAAAGCGGGCAGGTATAAAGCCCTGCTGCACGTCTGACCGCCATTGCTGGCTGTTCGTACTTCTGGCTCATCTCTGATGCCTGAGCTGTTGCTTTGCTGTAGTCTGCGACGATATCCGCTGCTTCAGTCAACGCATCCAGGTCGTCGTTCCATGACTCTCCACCATATTCGTTCCGGGCGATCTCTTTGATTTTGCTCTTGGTAATCTCCAGCTGTTCGATGATTTCATCGTATGTCATAGTTGCCTCCTATTCTTCCTCGGTGTTTTCCTCATATTCGCCTTTTGATATGATTCGCACCTTTTCCTTCGGAACCTTGGCCATGCTGGCCATCGCCTCTAGCTGGCTGTTTGCGTATTTCTCAAAGTCAGCATTCTGCAGTCCTTCGATCGAGATCTCCACGATCGTGGCCGCGTATCCGGTGGTTCCTTCTCCTCCGTATAACTCTGCATCCTTTATCTCGAAGTAAATTCCGAGCGACATGCTTGCGTCTTTCATTTCAGTACCTCCTTCGGATCCGCGAGGCCGAACGTCAGGAGCGCCATGTTGGCTGCTCTTACCTGATGCTCGTAAAGGCTGCCCTGCACCGGGTATTTGACCAGGGCCTCCGGTTCCTTCTCGACTCGCATCTTATCTACGGCTCGCTGTGTTTCATCCAATCGCCGCCTGTAGCTTTCTATGGCCGGTGGCAGTCTCACGATTTTGGAGAGCTTGTCCAGCAGTTCCTTGCTGCAGTCTCCGATCATCATGTTCTTGCGCCGGTCGTACTTCATTGAGTTCCAGGATTTTATGATCGCCATCTGTGTGTTGTCCACTTCGATCAGCATGATCTTTCCATCCTTCATTGCCATCTTCAATCTTCGTTACCTCTTTTCTGCTTCCGATCTGAGCCAGGCACGCACTTGTGAAGCGCTGCTGGTACCCATCCGTCAGCTTGACTTCCATTCTGATTCCCATTGTCCTCACTCTTTCTCTGTGTAGAAGGTGTGCGCTCCGTGTGTGAATAACTTCTGCAGGTTCCTGCTATGCCAGGTGCTTTCGTCGCTGGCCTTTTCAAAGTAGAGGGCTCCTTGGCTTTCATCCCAGTGCTCTACTGTGATCAGCTCCATTGCCTTCATGCAGTCGGCATCCGGCTCCACCTTGTCATATCTGCCATTGCTCACCGGCGTGAATGCTCCGTCCTGCATGATCACTTCTTCGATCGTGTCCGGGAACCTTGCATCCCATACCCGGTTCAGAACTACCAGCATGACCAGCGCCTTGCCTTCGGTGTCCTCTGATTCAGCTTCAGCCATTGCGATCTTCTCTAGCAGGTAGGCGTCGCTTGCATCAAAGTCCATGCTATGTATCAGCCCTGTCCGCGTTTGCTCCTGGTAGAGCTTCCATTCTGCTTCCTGGTCCTTCTGGTATTGTTCCTGGTAGTCTCTGATCATCTGAGCTTCCTTCTCTGCTTCCTCACGCTCCCGCTGATGGTATGCATCTCTTTCTCGGCTCATCTGTTCATATTCTTCCTGGGTGTACCATTGACCGTTCTCTGCCTGGAATCGGTAGGGCTCATAGTCGTCTGGATCCGGGAGTGGAGCTGCTATGCACCAGGCTCCCATGCCTGCGATAAGTACTCCGATGCAGATTCCTGGCACTGCCTTCCTCAATCTTCGGATGATTCGTTTCCGGCGTCTTCCTCTCTTTATTGTTTTATTGATCTTAGCTCTCATTGCTTTCCGGTGTTCATCCTCTGTCTGATACCTCTGCATCTTACTCACTTCCTTCTTATAAATTCTTTAATTTAGTAGTTGACTTCCGGAGCTGTTTATATTGCTCTCTAGGCTTGGCTGGGCCCGGCAGTCTGTGACAGGTTCTCCATAGGGTTGAAGAAGAACCTGTCCGCTGTTTGCTCCCTGAGTATTGTGTGGGGTAGCCGTATAGCTGTTGCCTGCAGTGCGGTCTGTTTCATCGCCGCCATCCGGGTGTATTGCGCACCCACCAGTCCATGCTCCGGATGTTCTCTCTCCTGGTGTTCTCATCTGCCTCCTAGCCGCCATTGTTTTACTTGGGCTCACGCTATCTCTCCCAATTACGACGGTTGGCCGCAGGCTCCGGTTATCCGCCGAGCGGATTTATTGCATCGGCTCCGCCAGACCAGACAGTTTTTATTGAGGTGTCATGCTTCCTCTTGCTTCTTATTCAGTTGTGTGTTTATGCCAGCGCTGCTGCTTTGGCTGTATCGTCAATGGCTTTCTGTGCTTCCATTCCGGCCATGAATGAGTTTGTCATCATTATGACGAGGGTTCTCTTTTCCTCCGGAACGTTCGCGAGGGTTGCTGCCATCTTCTCAGCGTCGCTGAGCTGCTCGGCTGTGTATCTCTTAGCTTTTGCCATGGTATTTCCTCCTTCCGTTTGGTGCTCTATTTTTGTGCTTCTGGGACTATTATACGTCCTATCCGCACAATCGTCAAGCATTTTTTGTTGATTGCGTGACTTTTTGTTGACGAACGCACTTTTTTGCTGTATAATCATTCATGAAAGGTGGTGAAATCGTGAAAGACCGAATTAGAAAAATCCGGCGCGATCTTGACTTGACTCAGCAGGAGTTTGCTGATCGTATCGGAATAAAAAGAAATACTATCGCTAATTACGAAACTGGAAGAAATGAACCGATCGATTCTGTGGTCTCTCTTATCTGTAGGGAGTTCGGTGTAAACGAAGAATGGCTCCGTGATGGAACCGGCGAGATGTTTGCTCCGGATGCCAGCGATGAATTGGAGGCTCTGGTTAAAAGGTACGATCTTTCCAATGCTGACAAAGATACAATATCTGGAGCAAATGTACGTATTGACACTGCAAGGAAATGAATTGCATCATTATCTATTACTGCTTTTGGCATAATCACACTCAATTTTTCATGCCTGCCCTTAGCTAATTTCTCCAACTTATGACCTAATTCTATCGTTGAATCCGGGGTAAAATATATATTATGTCTCATAACACTGAAACACTTTTTCATATCTGCCGGTTTACTTTCTTCTTGTGGCAAAATTTCTCCACCATATTTCTGAAATCCTGATACCATTATCGAACAGCACACAATTCCAATTAATATATACACAAACTTAATTGCACATTCTCTCAGACGAATTTTTTGTAATATCAACCCCAAATACACCATATTCAATATTATAAAATAATAGACAACAGAAGACCATGCTCTTCCACCCACAAAATTGTAGACTGAACAATTCTCGAATATATCGTTGCATTCAGGT